AATTCCAAGCCGAAACCGTAATGGAGACTTTACCTCCTGCGGGACCTGTTAAAACCGTAATTATCGGCAAAGAAACCGCTGAGAAGATGGCAGCTGCGGATCGTGTCCAAAAGGACATGAACTATCAGATTACCGAAGAAATGCCAGAGTACCGTCCAGAGCACGAGAGAATGTGTTGGGGACTTGGACTCTCAGGTAACGCCTTTAAGAAAGTTTACTTTGATCCATCCTTAGATCGGCAAGTGTCCTTATTCGTACCCGCAGAAGACTTGATTGTTCCCTATGGCGCTTCTGACCTACAGACCGCAGAGCGTGTGACCCACGTCATGCGTAAGACCGAGAATGAATTACGCAAACTTCAAGTGGCAGGATTTTATAAAGACGTAGACTTAGGCACTCCTAGCACCGCCTTTGATGAGGTAGAGAAAAAGATCGCCCAGAAAATGGGCTTTCAGGCTACCTCAGATGACCGCTATAAAATCCTTGAAATTCAGGTTAACCTAGATATTGAAGGGTTTGAGGACAAAGATAAAGACGGAGAACCTACAGGAATCGCCTTACCTTATATTGTGACCATTGAAAAGGGAACGCAACAGGTATTAGCGATCCGTAGAAATTGGAGACCCGAAGATGAAACTAAGCAAAAACGTCAACATTTCGTCCATTATGGCTATGTTCCAGGCTTTGGCTTTTATTGTTTTGGGCTTATTCACCTTGTCGGTGCTTTTGCTAAGTCTGGTACTAGTCTTATTCGGCAGCTCGTGGATGCTGGAACCCTCTCGAACTTGCCAGGTGGCTTTAAGACCCGTGGCATGCGAGTCAAAGGTGACGACACCCCAATCTCCCCAGGAGAGTTTAGGGACGTTGACGTTCCTTCTGGGGCGCTAAAAGATAACATCCTCCCCCTTCCCTACAAAGAACCCAGCCAAGTTTTATATACCTTACTGGGAACTATCGTAGAAGAAGGAAGGCGCTTTGCCTCGGCATCGGACATGAAGATTGCCGATATGTCAGCCAACACCCCAGTCGGTACGACTCTGGCGATCCTAGAGCGCACTCTTAAAGTGATGTCGGCAGTCCAAGCCCGTGTTCATTACTCCATGAAACAGGAGTTAAAACTTCTAAAAAACATCATCCGTGACTACACGCCTGACGAATACAGTTACCAACCTGATGTAGGTAATCGTTTTGCCAAGCAGTCGGACTACGATAACTGTGACGTAATCCCAGTAAGTGACCCAAATGCAGCGACCATGAGCCAGAAGGTTGTTCAGTACCAAGCCGTCTTACAATTAGCTCAGCAGGCTCCCCAGCTATACGACTTAGGACAGCTCCATCGCCAAATGTTAGAGGTCTTGGGGATTAAGAACGCTAAGAAACTGGTCAAGATTGAAGATGATCAGATGCCTGAAGACCCGATTACAGAGAACATGAACATCCTAAACATGAAGCCTGTGAAGGCGTTTATGTATCAGGATCATCAGGCACACATTACGATTCATATGAATGCCATGAAAGACCCCAAGATTGCCGCTTTAATGGGTCAAAACCCACAAGCTCAGGCAATTGCCTCGGCTGCGATGGCGCATATTCAACAGCATTTAGCCTTTGAATACAAGAAACAGATGGAAGAAATGATGGGAATCCCATTGCCAACAGGCGAAGAAGACGAAGCCATCCCACGAGATATGGAAGTCCAGATCTCACAAATGGCGGTCAAGGCATCAGACGCCCTGTTACAGCGAAATCAGACCGAAATCGCTGCTCAACAAGCGCAACAAGCAGCCCAAGACCCAGTAATTCAAATGCAAGCGAAGGAACTCGAACTCAAACAGGCCGAGGAACAGCGCAAAGCATTGAAGGACCAAGCCGATGCAGCAGAAGCAGCTGCTCGTTTGGAAGTAGAAAGAGAAAGAATTGCCTCTCAAGAACGTATTGCTGGCGCTCAGCTTCTGGCAAAAACAGAAAAAGACGCTATGGAAGTCGAAATCAAGAGAATGCAAGAACTTTCTAAGATGCAACAACTAACTAAACCTCAAACAGGGAAAAGATAGTGGATAAAAACTTGGATTATCTCTTAAATGAGTACCGTGACCGTATAAATATGCTCCAAAACGCTATTTCTGCGGGAAATTGTGCCAATTACGAGGAGTATAAGTACGCTTGTGGACAAATACGGGGTCTTGAGTCTGCATGTTTAACCATAACAGACCTTAAACAACGAATGGAGAAATCTAATGACTGAATTACTAATCGGCTCAAATCCCGATGACGTATCAGCCGTAACAACTCTGCCTCAAACAGCAGAGGAAAAAGCAAAACAACTACCAGAACCCTCTGGATATCGCATTTTGTGCGCTATTCCAGACATTGAAGAGAGTTACGAAAGCGGCATCCTCAAATCGGATACCACACTGCGTCACGAAGAAGTACTTTCAACGGTGTTTTTTGTTGTCAAAATGGGTCCTGATTGTTACAAGGACGAAAGCCGTTTCCCTACTGGGCCATGGTGCAAAGTTGGTGACTTTATCCTAGCCAGACCAAACTCTGGCACACGATTAAAGATCCACGGACGTGAATTTAGGATCATCAATGACGATTCTGTAGAAGGAATAGTCGAAGATCCCCGTGGCATAACCAGACCTTAAGGAGAAAATCATGCCTGAATTAGAATTGGAAGAATTTAAGTTTCCTGATGAAAAGAAGGAAGAAGAAGAGCTTGAAATAGTCATCGAAGACGATACCCCAGAGGAAGACCGTGTTAATTCAACACCAATGCCTAAAGATATCGTTGAAGAGCTTGATACAGATGACCTAGAAGCCTTTACTGGCAAAGCTAAGGAGCGACTTTTACAGCTTAAGAAGGTTTGGAATGATGAACGCAGAGCAAGGGAAGACTCAACTAAAGAAGCGAAAGAGGCTGCCCGTGTAGCACAGCAATTGCTTGCGGAAAATCAAAAACTTAAAACCAAATTAAGCGCTGGCGAACAGACCTTGCATACCAAGTACAAGGAAAACATAGCCCATGAATTAGAAAAAGCTAAGTCGGAATACAAGAATGCATATGACTCTGGCGATTCAGATCGTCTTGTAGAAGCTCAAGAAAAGCTCACCAAAGTACAGCTCGAATCCCAACAGGTGGAGCAGTACAAACCAGAATTTGCAGAAGACACTTTACAAAATGAAGAAACTCCTGTACAAATACAACAACAACCGCAAAGATTGGACTCAAAAACCCAATCTTGGCTGGACAAAAACCAGTGGTACGGGGTTGATGAAGACATGAGCTACCTAGCAATGGGTGTTCATAGACGCTTGGAAAGAGAAGGAGTTCCGATAGGATCTGACCACTATTTCAAGGTTATTGACACAGAAATGCGTCAAAGATTCCCAGAGAAATTTGGGGTCGCAGAAGAGACCAAATACTCTTCGGAGACGGAGGCCAAACCCTCTGTAAAAACTAGTAAGCCGAGCACGGTAGTTGCGCCAGCGACTAGGTCTACCTCTCCAAAAAGAGTCAAACTTACGCCAACGCAAGTACAACTGGCTAAGAAATTTAATCTAACACCAGAGCAATACGCTCGTGAACTTACTAAACTGGAGTCCCAAAATGGCTGAAAACAGAAAACCTCGTGAAGTAGAAACCCGTCAACAAGACATGCGTCCCCAGCAGTGGAAACCGCCTGAATTGTTGCCAGAACCAGATAAGCAGGCAGGATTTTCTTATCGATGGATCAGAACTTCTACTTTAGGTACTGCGGACCCCCGCAATCTCTCTGCCAAACTCAGAGAAGGATGGGAACCTGTACGAATAGAGGAGCAACCGAAGTTCCAACTGCTAGTTGATCCCAATAGTCGTTTTAAGGACAACATTGAGATTGGCGGTTTATTGTTATGCAAAACTCCAGATGAGTTTGTTGGACAACGTAATCAACATTACCGAATCCAAGCAGAAAGTCAGATGGACGCTGTAGACAATAATCTTATGCGCCAGAATGATCCACGGATGCCTCTCTTTAATGAGAAGAAATCTACGGTGACTTTTGGAAAAGGTAACTAAACTTAATTAGGAGTTTTAAATGGCTTATCCTACCGTATCAGGACCCTATGGGTTCAGACCGATCAATTTGATCGGTGGTCAGGTATTTGCTGGTCAAACTCGTTCAATTCCCATCATTTCAGGTTCTACAACCGCCATTTTCTTTGGTGATGTTGTACGTCTGAACACCGATGGTGCTTTGAGCCGTGTTTCAACCACAGCTACCGCAACCGATGCCGTTGGTATTTTTATGGGTTGTCAGTTCACAAACCCAACTACCAAACAGTTGCTACAACAGCAATTCTATCC